GTTCTCCGGCCCCGGCTATCCCGGCAAAGTCCCCGGCGCAACAGGCGGTCGTACCGCTCATGCCGCTGGTGGCAAGGCTGGAAAAGGCAAGACTGCCATCAACATTGTCATTGCCGCTGGCAAACCCGCTGGTGCTGGTGACATGATGCCGGGCGGCCCAACGCCTCCTCCGCCTCGTCAGGTCCCAGTTCCTCCTCCTGCTGCTGGTGGGCCTCCCCCCGCTGGAATGCCAATGCAAATGCCACAAATGCCACCACAGGCTGGTGCTGGCGGTCCTCCGGGCGGTATGACACCAATGCCACGCAAGGCTGGCGGCCGCACCTACCGTTCCTATAAGGACATGGATGCCGGTTCTGGCTCGGGCCTCGGTCGGATGGAAAAGACCGAGATTGCTAAACGCGCCATGCGCAACGAAGGCGGTAAAGTGGGTCACCGGAACTATCGCAACTATAAAGACATGGATGCTGGTGCAGCTTCTGGCCTTGGCCGGTTGGAAAAGACTGAAATGGCTCGCAAGAAAACGGGCATTCAGCTCGCTTAACAAATATGCCGCTCTGGTCCTCATCTCCAGAGCTGCGTATCGGGACGGAAACCTAGCCCCCCTAAGTTTCCGTCCCCACTAAACTAGGGGGGATAACTATGCCGGGGGGCAATATGCAAACTTATAATACACTGTTCCAAAAAGAACTGACTAAGTTGATAAACGTAGAAATTGAAATGCTAAAAGAGAATCTTACGAGAATCTATCACAAAGAAGGATTTGATTTTTCTTCCTACAAACAGATTGTAGGGAGGATTGAAGGCTTGCGAGCAGCGTTAAGTCACTGCGAAGAAGCTGAAAACATCGTCAATGGCACACTTTAAAAGGGGGTAAAAATGCCATTTATGCTTATGAACCACGAGGTTGATCCAGCCAAAGTAATTTTGGACGAAATTGGTGACACTTCTAAAGTGGAAGTATTTAATAATCAGCTTTTGGTGGCTGTATATATCCGCCCAGAGAAAACTAGATCAGGGCTTCTTCTTCCGGGCCAAACCCGTGACGAAGACAAGTTCCAGTCCAAAGTAGGGTTGGTGCTTAAAAAGGGTCCTTCAGCTTTCCAAGACACAAGTGGTGAATGGTTCCAAGATATTGATATTGATGTCAACGAATGGATCATTATGCGCTCTTCGGATGGCTGGAGTATCACTGTAAACGGCGTTTTGTGCCGAATGATTGATGATATGAACGTCCGTGGGCGTGTAGATCATCCAGACCGCGTATGGTAATAGGAGATTATAATGGCTAGAAAAAACAATACGGTACAGGAATCCTTAGACCTTTCTGTTGAAGACCAAAACGAAACTGAGAATATTCTTGTTGACGAGCCAGATGCTGCCGATGAGGTGGTAATTCTGGAAGGTTCAGAAGGCGGTGACCCAGTTGAAGATTCTATTGAAGAACTGAGATCAAAGCTAAAAGATACCAAACAGAAGTACAATCAGGAGAAAAAAGCTCGTCAGGAGGCTGAAAATGCCGCCCAACAAGCGACCCAACAGGCGTACAAGGCTTCGGCAGAGGTTGAAGAAAACCAAATCCACCTTGTTTCTGGCGCGTTGGAGACCCTGCGGCGTGAACAAGAAATGCTCAAACACACCATGAAAGAAGTCATGGCTGTTGGGGATTTTGACCGTGCCGTTGAACTCCAAGAGTCATTTCAGTCAAACATCAACAAGATTACCCGTCTTGAAGATGGTTTGAACGAGATGAAGAACAATCCGCGCCGGGAAGCACCTCCTGCTCCCAGCCGTGACATTGTTGACACCCTGATTCAGCAAGTTACGCCACGTTCGGCAAAATGGCTGGATCAGAACCGTGATCATTTGCAGGACCAACGTCAGTTGCGAATCATGGAACGCGCTCACGGAGACGCTTTGGATAACCAGATTATCCCTGAGTCTGATGACTATTTCCGGTTCATTGAAAACCGGCTTGGCATTGGTAAGACTAAAGAAGCACCGCGCAACTCACGGTATGATGATGACGACGAAGTAATGTCTGGCGCGTCTAATTTTACAAACCGTCGTCAATCTGCTCCGGCTGCTGCACCTGTGTCACGTTCTTCCGGTGGCCCAACTGGCAATCCGCGTGTCATCCGCTTGACACCAGATCAGGCAGAAGCTGCTCGGATTTCTGGCATTAGCCCCAAAGAATACTGGGAAAACCTTCAAGCGGAAAAAACCCGCAATACCTCACACTAAGGATATAAATTATGGAAACCGTAAAAGCTCGCCGTGGTCGCCCTGCTCGCAAAGAGCCATCTTTGCTTGAAAAGGCTATCCACGCAGAAAACGCCCCGGTAGAAGTTGCTGCTGCTTCTCTCTCTGACCGACCTTCCATGCGCCCGTCTATGCGTGAGGATGACCCACGGGCTGCTGCTGCCCGCCGTGCTGCGGAAATCCGTGGCCATATTGGTGATCTGGATGAAGGTACTGATGAGTTCCGCGCACCTAACGCGCCAGATGGCTGGACGTATCAATGGAAGCGCAAAACCAGTATGGGTCAGGAGGACCCCGCTTATCAAGTTAAGGTTGCCCGTGACGGGTGGGAGCCTGTGCCAACTGCGCGTCATCCTGAAACAATGCCACATGACGGCAAGAACCCAATTATTGAACGCAAGGGCATGGTGCTAATGCAGATGCCAACTTCAATCATTGAAGAAAAACGCGCCATTGAACTTAGACGCGCCAGAGGTCAGGTTCTTGGTAAACAGCAACAGCTTTCGCAGGCTCCTGAAGGTCAGTTTGAACGTAATTCCAAAGAGACCAAAATCAGAAATAGCTATGAACCACTACAGGTTCCAAACGAATAAGTGACAAAAGGGCCGTGTAACAACGGCCCTTTACATTTATGGCATGGCATAGTATTATTTTGTCATGATCCTTATTGGACATGCCTTCCCCCGGCGCGGAAGGTTCGCCTATTCCCGGTTCTAAGTCTCCCCGGTGCGAGATGATGAGCTTTCCCGTTAAAAGGAGAACCCGTCATGGCGAACACAAATACGCCTTTCGGTTTCCGTCAGTACAGCGGCACTGGGTCGGCTCCGACCTATGAGCAAGTCGCTGGCCAGACGGCTTACAACGCTACTGCGATTTATTACGGCGATCCCGTACAGCTTGATACAAACGGCTTGATTATTGTCGGCACTGGCTCGGCAACAATTGCTGGCGTTTACTCTGGCTGTCAGTATCTGTCTGTAGCTCAGAAGCGCGTAGTATGGTCCAACTATTGGCCCGGTTCTGACGTTGCCTCAAGCAATGTTGTGACCAGCTATTATGTCAATGACCCCAATGCAAAGTTCATTGCCCAGACTGACTCAACTGGCCTGACACAGGCTGGCGTTGGTGCAAACATTGGTTTTGCCATTGGCACTCCAAATACCATGTCAGGTATTTCCGGTGCTTACATTGACGTTTCGACCATTAGCCCATCAACCACCACATTGCCTTTCCGTGTTGTCTCCCTTGTCACTCAGCCTCCCGGCGTGAATGGCACGGAAGCTGGCGCGTATAACCTTGCGATTGTGGCCTTCAACAGTGTCGCCACCAAGACACTTGTTGGTATCTAAGGAGTAAAGTGTCATGGCTGTTAATTTAAGTGCCATTAAAGACCTTCTGCTCCCCGGCCTCCGTGGGGTTGAAGGCAAGTACGAGATGATCCCATCTCAGTACGACAAAATCTTCACCAAGCATGAATCGCGCATGGCTCTGGAACGCACCGCTGAGATGCGCTTCTTGGGCTTCGCACAACTGAAGACCGAGGGTGGCCAGACCTCCTTCGACAACGGCGCTGGCGAACGTTACATCTACAACCAAGAACACGTCGAAATCGGTTTGGGGTATGCGATCACCCGCAAGGCCATCGACGACAACTTGTACAAGACCCAATTCCAGCCATCGAACCTCGGCCTGATCGAAAGCTTCAATCAAACCAAGGAAATCTACGGCGCGAACATCTTCAACACGGCGACGACCTACAACG